ATCAGTAGATTCGTATTCATTTTCCTAGTGGGAAATGTACAACCTTTGGGGTTGATGTCAATTCCACACGTGTGGTGGCTGATTGGTAACAATTGGTAACATGGCCATAGGCCATTTTGTAAAGAAACTTGTAATGTGAAATTGTCCTCTATTGCTTGTTTCTTTATTTTTGTTTTTATTTTGTTTCTTTGATTTACAAAGTCCGGGTTAAATATGATAAAACACCCGAAGATAATCACGTTAGGTGGGATATTTTTCCTATTCATACTTGGTTATTAAACTAATAAAAATATTAAAATGTTTAAAGAGATTTTCTCACCAAAAATAGTGCTTAAACGGAAATATTTAAATTTGAGTAACTGAAAGCTGAATGAAAACTACGAAGTGTCATCGTTATGGCACCTTGTGAACGTGCTCATTGTTAGCGTCGTTTGATTGTTGGTTAAACAACTAATCATTTATCATAAGTCCTTAGTTAGTAAGTAAAGTCAGTAAGGGATGTGAATTTATTTCCCTATCCGTCTGTTTTGTTATTTGTTCTTGTATCTCCTCGATACTTTAACCTAAAGCACAGGTTACTAGAGGGCCTGGGAAAGAGTTTACTCTTCAGTTGTAAGTTTGAAGGCTTAATAACTAACTTACAGTGATCACTACTAGAGTGTGATGAGTTTGATCTTCACTCGGAAGATCCCTGTCCGTATTGGCGAAATCGGAAGGTAAGGGCAGCCCCCCAGCCATTTATCATGATTAGCATTATTATTATTATTACAATTATCATTCTCCTTTATCTCATAACTTATTTGCCAATTTTAACCTTGATTTATTTTTATTATGAATCCAAAACCATATACTACAATTAAAAAGAGTGTCAATCTCAATCGAAGAAATTTGCTTCCGAAATGGAAGCTCAATAAGATCAGACGTGAGAAGTCAGGTAAGACCCCCGGCCCACGACAGATGGGGATCTCGAAATCAGATGAGTATCTGTGCTCATCCCTTCGGGATTATGCTCCCTTGGAGTTGGAACTCCAAAGTGGCATTGTTACCAATGAACTTGACTTAGTTGATCTTATGCGCATTTACCAAACTTGCTTGTATGTTAGATATAGTATGCTTGTCTTGCCCCAATTTCTTTCTGAAACTTTTATTAACGCACAAGATCACTTGTTTGATTTGTTAAATTCAAATAAAACTTGTGATGTAACAAAGTACTACATTGTTTTGATTGATGAGATGGCTTTCGACGACGTTGCCGAGAATCTGGATTGTGTTACGAAGGCTGTTGAAATTTTCAATGGTGATCCAGAATTATGTGGATTTGTTGATGTCGATTCTAATATTACATGTGATGACGCATCAAGTGAACACACCCTATTTGGGGACACAAATGATTCATCCACTACCAATCGTTGCATTCTCCAAGGCGGTGTAACATCTAGAGATTTAGGTATTCCAATCAATGTTAGCGTTGATCCCAATGTCACTGATACAGCAAAAACCCTATTTACTGACTTGAACGATTCGATTAGGAATCTATCTGATAAATCCATTAATGTTGAGCACTCACTCAACACCGGTATAGGAGCTTGGATGTTAGAACACAAAGAGGTTTTAGGTATTATTATCCTTTGTATAACGGGTTACAGAGCAGTGCGTTATGGTGGACACGACGCTATAATTTTTACTGCTCTTTCTAGTGTGGCTATAGCCTACACATTAGTCAACCAAGATCTTGGACCATGGATCTCTAATTTTATTGATATCATTAAATCTAATATCTTCGGTGGGGATAAAGTCACCCCACAAGGAGGAGTTGATTTTACTAACTTGTTGCCAAAGTTGGCCATGTCAGGCATCTTACTGTGTATTTGTAAAAATTTGAAATCAAATACTGCTCTTGGTATGGTTGAGGAATTTGTCGCGAAAAACGCAAACATTAGACGTATGCAGGATGGTGCCTGTTTCACCATAGAATTTTTACTTGGTTTGGTCCAGTCTATGCTCAACTGGTTTACCGACTTAACTAATTTAAAGTCTATTAAAATTAAGGATGACCCATTTTGGGAAATAAATCTATTCGGTGAACTGGTCCATGAAAAACAGCGCGAGTATATGCAGGATCCACTCAAGGATAGCATTTTTGTTGCTGAATTATTGCAACTTAGGGCTGAAGGTGAGGAAGTGAGGAGCAAGATTGTTAAGATGCCTAATAACACCCACCAAATGAACGCTTTATCCTTGTTACTGAAGGAGTTGAATGACCTTATTAAGGATTTGAATACTCGGATGGTTTCCGTCAATGGTACGCGTCCTGAACCTTTTATGTTCGTTTGTACGGGGGCGCCTGGTATTGGTAAGACTACGGCCATTAATTGTTTAATTCCTGAAGTGACTTGTTTGACAATCCCAGAGGAGAAACTTGAGCACTTTATTGCCCATCAGGGCGAGTATATCCAAACTTATAATCCAAATGATGCCTTCTATAGTGGTTATCAAGGTCAATACAATTTGCTTGTGGATGAATTTGGTGCTCTTAAGGATGCCGCAAACGGCACTCCGACTGTGTGGAGTGAACTTATTCGCTGGGTGAACGTTAATCCTATGAATTTACAGATGGCGGATCTCAATTCAAAAGGTCGGATTTACTTTCGTTCCCAATGCATTTGGGCTACTTGCAACCGTCAGCACTTTAATAGTATACACTCAGTGGAGGAAAAGGAGGCAGTCTTTCGCCGACTTAATTTCACATGGGTAGCAGCCGTTAAACGGGAATACTCTACGGATGACACTGTGAACCTCGATGTTTGGGACAGGAAAGTTGATTGGGAGAAAGTTAATAAAAATGTACAAGTCGCATCCGACTTTACTTACTTAGATTTTCATCGAATGAGTGATGTTAAAAATGGAGTGTGGGATAAGTGTCCTATAGACATCTTCACTCTTAAGAACTTGTGTGTCGAACGTATTAAACAGAGTAGAACAGAACATCAAAGTTTACAATCCAAGATTGATAGAGCAGTAACTCGCGCCTTAAAACAACGAGCTTTCAAACAGGCTGGAGAAAAATGTGGAAGATGTCCTGGTTGTAATGTCGGTATTAATAATGCCGGGCTCACCTGGCAAAGATATGTTGAGCAACTTTGGGATAGAATGGATTTGGGTGACCAAATTGTGTACGACTTCGAAGAGTATAATTCATCCCACATTGTTCGGCGTATTTTGGCTGGAAAGTGGACTAAGGATGATTTTGCAACTATTGACGGTCATGAATGTTATCTCGATTGTGAGACGTTCGAGGAACTTTGTTTATTCTTGTATCTTAGGAGTGAGTCTAATCGTTTAGTATCTGTGTATTCCACTAAGGTTTCAAATAGTTGGCTTTCCACTATTCTTAAATACATTAAAAAATTGGATAAGCTTATGGCATTTATCTTACCTATATCTTTGATTTTTGGTTGTATTTATGGTTATAGGAAAATATCGAATTACGTGATGAGTGATTCCTCTCCCATATGTCAAGGTGATTATCCAATGCGCAGGAAAAATATGACGCGGGCTAAGGCCAAACGTATAATGACCCAAGGTGGAGGCGACCCAAATGCAGCCAACATTATTACTAGTCTAGTTACCCGTAATGTTTGGCGATTTACAATACAGTTGGAAGGTGACCGAAAGTATCAAGGTTGCGTGCTCTGCGTGCAGAATGGAATGGTTATAATGCCTGAACATTTTGTGAGAGCCTTCGCGGATTATGTCAATGGGGACCCAGAAAATGGTATCCCCCCTCGACCTGATTTAGAAATTACCTTTACTAACTGTTATTTCAAAAATCCTTTGACTGGGGATCGTGTGGGTCGCTCATTTACTAGAACTCTTTCTGATCTATTGACAGCTAGGGACGAATTTGGAAATCGTACCATGACTTTATACGAAATCACTGATTGTCCCACCGATGATGTTGGTTTAGCTATAATCCCGGGAATTACGGGTAAATCCATTGCACACCTCTTTCGGAGGAGAGATCAGAGGATTCCCCTTGATCATAAAGGGGTCCTCGGTCTAGTTAACTCAGATTATGCAGCTGTTTATCATACCAGTTCGTATACCTTCAGGAAAAACATTGTCTATGAAAATGATGATGACTTTGGAGTATCTAAAGCAATACAGTACGATATACCTACGCGTGTGGGTGATTGTGGAGCACCTTTCGTTATTTTTGACAAATCCAGTGAGTGTAAGATCGCCTCTATACACGTTGCCGGTATTGGTGGTACCGTTGGGATAGGGATCATTGTTGATCAGGAAGGAATCAAGAATGCGATTGAAATGGCCTCTAATTTTGAGGGTATTTTACAAGATTTAGGGACTGAAACATTACACCCTGATATAAAACCACTCGTTTCTGAGCAAGTTGTTGTAGTGCAAGGTGGGCCAGTATATGAGCAAAAAGCTAAACCTATTCCACAAGCCAGAAAGACAAAGATAATTCCATCTCCAATACATAATTTGATAGATGATAAGCCTCCTTGTAAAGCTCCAGCCCTTCTCACACGCCGTGGTAATGTAGACCCTATGGCTAATGCCATGTTTGGTTATGGAATTAACAATATTAGACCACGACTCGATTTATTACGCGTTGCCGTTGATGATTACTGTAAGGAGCTCTACAGAAGGGGTTCTCCAGCATCAATGCGGAGAGTTCTAACATTTGAAGAAGCTGTCATGGGCATTCCCGGAGAGGATTTCATGGACGGTATAAATCGATCAACTAGTCCAGGCTGGCCAATGAAACACTTGCTCACAGGTGGTTCAAAAAAGTCAGCGTTTGGGGAGGAAGAATGGGAATTTACATCCAAGGATTGTGCTATGGTTAAGCAGCATATGGAACATATTGAAAGAGTTATTTTGGAAAGGAAAAGACCCTATGTTGTTAATAACCACTTCCTTAAGGATGAACTCAGACCTTTGGATCGCGTAGCTAAAGGAAAAACGCGTCTTATTTCGTCAGCAGATTTGACTTTTTCACTCTTGTTGCGGAAATACACCCTAATGTTTTCGAGCTTTGTAATGCGTGGCAGGATTAATAATGGTGTTGCGGTTGGTATAAACGTGTACTCAGATGAATGGTATCAATTAGCATCGCATCTTGGTGAAAATCACCCTAAGATAAGATTAATAGCAGGAGATTTTAGTGGTTATGATAAAAGTTTAGCCCCGGATGATATCTGGGTTATGAAAACCGTTATGCTCCGCTTCTATCAAGATTATGGTGAGGACTCCCAACTTATTCGGGATGCGCTCATAGATGAAATAGCACAAAGTAGACACCTTGTTGGTGATTTGGTGTACAGTTGGATGGGTGGAAATACCTCTGGTAACACTCTGACAGTAGTCATTAATAGCATCACTGGTTGTGTCTTGGATAGATATGTTATTTTACTTGGAACCGAGCGGATTAAAAAGATTCGTTTTGATGTCAGTTCCGCAGAGATTTTCCTTAAGAATATGAGGGGTGTCGTTGTTATTATTCGTTATGGAGATGATGGTCTGATGTCGGTCTCCATCCAAAGTGTCGAGTATGGACACATTACTCAACAGTTCATGACTGAGTCTTATGCCAGTATTGGTATGGTTTATACGGATGAGAATAAGAGTACCGATTGCAGTGGTGAACGAACCTTATCTCAAGTCACTTTTCTTAAAAGGGGATTTGCCAGAACATACCACCTAAAAAAAGGTTGGATGGCACCACTCTCCTTAGACACTATTTTAGAGTCAATACAATGGACTAAAGAGCATGACTTGGACCTTCAATTTTGGAAGGATAATATCGATCATATGTTGATTGAATTGTCAGCCCATCCGAAAGAAATTTTTAATAATTGGTCACGGAAAATTTTGGCGGCTTGTGCCAAATCTGATAGTGGTTATGTGGTGGTATGCCCATCCTATCGAGACTTACAAGATAAGTTTGTCTCTTTAGAGTATGTGGTGTAGGGCGTTGTTCAGACCTGTCGCATGTCTTTAAAAGGCGCCTGTTGCTTCAAGTTGATCAATCTTGAGTTAACAGTAATAAATTGGGTATAACCCAATAAAATTGGTACAATAACTCTTCGTGTTCGCCGATTTGTTGTTGTGGGTTGCTTAACGGTAATAGACCCCCCCCTGGGAGAGACACCCTAATGTGGTCAGGCCCCGATCGGGTCGAGTGAACAATTCACTGTTTGTTGATCCCCAACAGTGTCTTAAACTGGATTGCTACAACTCATGTTCCCGTACAGAGTGATAATCTCACCTCAACTTCAGAATCTAATCGTATTGTTGATGGTACTACTGATTTTATAGCTCCAAATGTTGTTACTAATCAAACCCTACCTCTTTCAATCCCAGGCTCTATTGCGCGTTCTTATTTCCCAAATGATGTCACTTCTATTATCCAATATTTAAACAAACCTATTCCCGTCACTAGTGGATCTTGGAACACTGGTCATACAGCTGGTACACTTCTGTATAACCAAGACACTTGGACAGGTGTTTTCGCTAATACCATGTGGAAAAATAAATTGTTTGGCATTTTTGGACTTCGTGCTACTTTACGTGTTGATCTGGTTTTGAATGCTACTCCTTTCCATCAGGGTAGATTGCGATTGTGTTATTACCCCGCCGCGTCAACGAACCGTTCGAAAGCACTTATGCA